AGTGATACCTGTTCCAGCAATCAAGTTCAACACATTCTGCATGTTGTTGCTGACGTTGTTTGTCAGGAACGAAGGCAGGTTAGTCTTGAGAGGAACGGGAATCTTCAGACTGTTCAACTGCTGTTCTATGCCATCTGCCCACTTGTTGAGTACAGCCGGGTCATTATATTGAGTGAGTTTTAACGGCATTAGATTCTCGCAAGTGGTACGACTTCAAGACTGTATGAACCAAGAATTACATCGCTAGGCAAGCTTACTCCAGTTGATGTCGTACTCCAAGTGAGTCTATAGTATCTTGACGTTGTGACTGTTCCAGCAGTAGGCGTCTTTAATTGACCAAAGAGATTGGGAATCAGTTGAGCGTTAGTGACGGCTGCAACAGGTGTGAGAAAGCCATTAGCATCTTGCGAGGCTCCTTCCAAGGTCACCGTGATATTTGGGTCAGTACTATACGTCTCAATTTCATTGATGAGCTTGCGCAGCATCGGGTCGCCCAAATCCAACCATGTAGTTTGAATGGTAGATGTGATACCTTGAGCTGTGGACTCTGTGGCTCTATCCTGAGATGTCGTCGGGTCAAACACTCGAATGTAGCCATTGGAATCGCAGAAGATGATTCTGGATGTTCCACCAAGACTGATATAGTACAATCCGCACAGCGCTAGGTCCGCTGCTTGCCAGATGAACCATTTCTTCATACGCATGTCATAAACACACATGGTATCAGGAATGGTATTTATCCCTGTTGGGATGGCAAGAATGTAGAAGCCATAGGGTCCATAGCTACCAAATGTTGCCCACGCTGAATCGACCGCGCTGATGTTAATGCTGCTCAAGATGTTCTGGATTGGCGTACCGATATCTTTGTACGTGTTGAAGTCCGAGAGAATGACTCGGAAATCAGGCGTCAACCACATCGTTCCGACAGGAGTTCCTTCAATAAATACGGTCTGCCAAACGTCTTGATTCACAACACCTACTTCAGCAAAGATGACTTGAGGTAGAGAGAAGTTCGCGGGGCTATCACCTTGAATCCGTCGAATGGTACGGTCAGTTCCAATATAGAGAACTTGACCATCCGAATACAAACCTGTGACTGCTTCAGCGTCCTCAGATATGTCTAGCACATTGAAGCTCGGCCAATCCTCTTCATAGCGACCTGCGATAATACCTGAAGGGGTGGTCAAGTCAGTCGTGTTCTTAGAGAACTGAACTTCCGAACCAACAGCCATCCAAATTCGGCCAAGATGCTTAATGGGAAACTTACCATTTGCGGGTGGCGGAGTGTTGTCAAATACACCGAACTCATTGCCAGCCGAGTCAGTAAAGCCATAGATTGCTGAGAGCAAGAGCACTTGTTCAGGCGTACCGTCAAGATAGGAAGTCGTACCGTTAGGTAATGAGGTGACGTAGTACAGAATGCTTGGGTCACCACCATCAGCCGTGGCGAGAATGTAAACAGTATCTACCTGTGGGTCGGCGGAGATGGGAATATTTGTAAGAGGAATTGCCCCACCATCAATGGGTCCTGTACTTGCTGACACGGGAGACAGGTCACTGAAGTTGCCTGTGACGCTGTTGTTAAACACCGCATAGTAAGTACGGCCAGAGTAAATGGTGATAGGCCCAGTTCCAGTCGTGGTTCCAATAATCTGAATCTGGTAAACGAACTGTCCCATGTGGTCATGGCTATCACAAAATGCCATAACCTGCACATCAGCTATGTTCTGTCCATTCGCAAGGAAGATGGTATCCCATTGTTGTGGTCTGGCACCTTGGTTGTAAATTTGGGTCCAAGTGTTGCCACCATCAAGAGAGTACCAAATACCCGCGCTGCGCAATGTCGTCTGGCTACCGTTGCTGAGTGTTTGAGGAACCTCAGAGTTAATCTGAAGTTGAAGTCCACTTAGAGTCTGTGCAGGTGCAGCGAATACATAAACGATACCACCATAGCTATGATTACCTGGGTCTTCATAGTAAGCGTAAAACGCCTGATTGACTACACCAAGTGTAGGAGCAGTAGGGTTAACATAGGGATTAGCTGTCGTATCGGCAAACGTAAAGTTATACGCTTGCTCCATGTTGTTTTCAAACGCGCCAATATGCTGGAAGGGTCCCCAACCGTTGAGCAAGACATGAGGTGAAAGCGCGTTGCTGGTGCTAAGTGCGTATGTCCCACCAGTCTCAGCGACGCCACCAGAATTGATGACGGTTACAGTTGTAGCTGTTGAGCTAACAACTTGAAAGGTTCCATTGTTACCCGCACTGGTAAAGCCTGAAATCGTGACCCATGACGAAGCAACAATGCCACCTAAGTTAGTGCCATCATAAGTTGTATCCCCAGCAGATGACGTTTGTGCATCGGTAATGACATAGGATTTAGCGCCACCGCCTGTAGCTGTACCAACAGCAATCGCGGTCGTTGGAGCGTCAATACCCCATTCTTCTAGTCCAATGTCAGTGTTCCACTTGTAAAGGTCAGCCTCAACCCCATCTTCAAAGTAAGCATAGTCGCGTGAGTTGACCATGCGCGGATTGTAAGCACCGTTACTTGGAGCGAATATCTGAGCGAGGTTCCCGTTCTGGTCCCAATACCCCACGTTATTCGTGAGAGAGTTCAGGTTGCCAGTTCCATCCGCTACAGTCGCTATAAGAGTTTGAAAGCCGTCACCTTCACTATCAAAGAGATAGAGGTGCTCAGCCTTTATGGTTGGATTAGCCATTTAGAGAATCGCTAGTTGGAGTCGCCCCAAAGTCTTGAACTGGTAAGAAGAGTCTGTATCCCCACCGACGCAGCAAGGACCCACCTATAGGTGGGAGCAGATTTAGCATTTGAAGCATCATATCTGCGTTCTGGCTCGGTGGCAATGTCCAGTTATCTACTCCGGCTTCAAGCCACGTCTCGCGGGAGTAGCGATAATTCTGGTCATCTTGAGAATCTAACGGGGTCATCCTTGCTTCAGACATTAGGTATTAGTCGCTGGCATGATACCGAGATTTTGTAGATTGACATAAGTAGCCGGGTCAGGCCGAATGAAGCTCTGGTCGGGGAATAGGTTCTTGTCCCAAACCATCTGAGTCAGGCCAGCTTTGAAAAGTTGCTGACAGGCTTGCGCTTGGTCATAGCGTTCGAGCAGCTTCCATGCAAGGGCACTGACGCCGTTGATAACCACATCAAAGTAGTCATCAGGAATCTGGATTAGCTGGTCAACCTCAGTGATGGTGACGCGAGCTTTGAAATACCGGAACTGCATCACATATCCACCAATCGGAGTGATGTTATTCGTTTGTGGAACACCAACACCAGTCGTAGTGATACCAGTGTTAGGTTCCTGATAGGGTGCGCCTAGTTCAATAGGGCTGACGTTTTGAAGGGTCTCACTACCTTCTTGCGCACCAATGTAGACGTTGTAGCTAGAGTAGATGACCCCAGTGGTCGTCTCATTGAAGGGTAAGGTTGGTGAGGCTACAGCAACAACTTGGTTGGCCGGGATGGTGCGTTCGACGGAGATAATGGAGCCATTGCTTTCAAGGCCCGAAGAGTCTACGAACGTCAGAACAACGTAATAGCTCCGCAATGGGAGCGCCCCTCCAGCCACAGAGGTTACGACAGGGGATGATGGCACAGGTTGGTAAGTGCTAATGTTGTCAGCAGCGGGATACAGATGAATAATATTAGGGTCGTTGTGGTCTTGCCAATAGTCACTAGGCCGACCTTGACGATTCTGCCCGCTCTTGTAATTGAACTGGTTACCAATAGGGCTAGCTCCGAGACTGTATATGTCTCTGCCATTAGACACATCACGGAATGAATTCTTCTGGATGCGGTCAACGTCAATCAAGCCGAGTCCCGTATCAACCATCCCAATTGGACCCGCGTTCTTCGGGCCAATCCAATAGTCTGTCTGACCTTTCGCTGTAAGAAAGAACTGCGTCTCACTCTTCAAGAAATCCCATCGAGAGAACCGCAGCATCTCCTTGGAAATACGATTGGTGTAGTCAATCAGAATGGGCAGTCCCGCTGCGCCTTGGCTAGCAAGGAGCTGATTGCGAACGTCCTGCGATACCGCGTTGATAACATCTTGAACCTGAGAGTAAGTGTTGCCTGCCATTTATGAACCTGTCCCACCTGTAGTGGGTCCTTGTGTAGAGCTAGAGTCGGGCCACTTCTGTTGGGCTGCACCGTGCGCTGCTAGGAACCCGTACATAGCGTAGATAGAGTTTGTGTAGTTGGGTCCCAAGTCTATGTGCTTGATGAAATGAAAAGCACTCGTTGACACGAACACGCCAAGAGCTATAGGGATGTGCGCATCATTAGTAATCTTGTTCCAGATGTTTTGAAAGTTCATATACCTGCCGCATGTCCACCTATGATACCTGTAATCACTCCTGCGATAAACCACTTGAACTTGCTCTTGCGAGCCTGAGCCTTTACAGCCTTGAGAGTCGTGGCATCCGCAGCTAACTGCGCTTTGCAAGTAGTGACATCGCTGGCATGAGCAGATGTTTCAAGTTGTAAAGACTGTTGAAGATTGCTTACCGTTGTGGACTGACTTTGAACTTCACTAGTAAGTACGGTATTCTGTTGAAGGACGATAGGATAGTCCGTAACAATGCTATCATCTTTGCGAAGTATCTCAACGTCAGTCAAACTGCCACCCAACTTCGCTTCCAAATCCTTTTGGACTTCAGCGGGAGGAAGCTCTTTCACTTGTGTTTGAGCAGCGGTGCGTTGAGAGGCCAAAGCTACAAACTGAGTTTGAAGAGTCTTGTACTGAGCCTGCAAGACTTCATTCTGTTGTTCTAAGTCACTTAACTCTTTGGTAGTTGCGGCTTGGAGTTGAGAATTCTGCTGGGCGAGAGCCGTGGCCTTTGCTTCGGCCAAAGAAGCGGCAGCGGTAGCAATATCCGCTCGTTTAGAATCATACAAGAACACTCCGCCAATAAGCGATAGGGCAAGCGCACCAATCAAAACTAGATGGCTTACACCGAAGGCAAATACTTTCTTAGCAGAGGCTTCCAATGTTTGAAGTTCCGACATGTAGATTTCCCTCCTGTTGTGACCCGTACACTGGTATGCTGTAGGGCTGCATAAATACTGGTACTGCTGGATAGCCACCACGTCCGCACACTGGACAACGGCCACAACACGGACAGGGTTGAAATTGAGGGGATGGTATATACTGCGGTGGAATATTGCCAGCAGTCGATGTAGGCTCTGGAAGAAGATTTTGGTCACCCGATAATTGTCCACCTACTGCTATCATGCGTCTGCCCTCCGTATCCAGTCCGCGAGAAACTTTGAGTCTTCTGGATGTGAGACCACAATGGCCTCATAGTATTTTTCAGCTTGCAATTTCATACTTGGTAACAAGGAACCCGGTGGCGTAGCATTTATCGCAGCTTCCGTTCCGGGGCCATACACTCCATCAGGTCTGACTGTTACACCCAAAGAGTTCAAAGCTAATTGAGTAATCGTAATCCCATGATGCGAACCCATGTTCACACATAGGTCGAACACCTTATTTGCTATGGCTTGACTATTGATACCATTGTAATGCCAGAAATTTGTCTGATAGAACGAGACGACCGCTGCTTGAAGCACCGAATTTGCATCGAGAGACCGTGGAAATAACGGAGCATTCTTTGCAGCGTCTATAAGAGTCCAACCAGACCAATTAGGGAAATTCACACGACTAATACCCCGGTAAGTCTCTCCACCAGAGTCAGAGGGACTATTTGCATAGCCCCCCTCCCAAATTTCCGTGTTCTGTACTGCGGGTTGAAAATCTGCCACTTTAGAAGCCTCTCGGAGCAGCTTTCCCATTGCGTTCCATAATCTCAAGCATCTTCTTATCCTGATTAGGCTGAAGAATTCTCATATCTGAACGAACTCTATTCTGAAGCAAACGATTGATTTCGCCCGCCTTCTCAGCAGAAACGAAGTGACGCCCAGGACCAAACTGTTCAAAGTTGATAGAAACGCCAGTATGCTTCTCACCAAACAAGTCTTCTTCTGGCACTTCCACCCACTGCCAATCACTCTTGTCAAGGGTTGCAGTGCTTGCCATTGCTTCTTTGACGCCCGGAACTTGTGGCCCCGGCGCTGTAACGATAGTACGAGGAGACAGATTTTCGATAGCCATTTGTTTTCCTTGTGGGAAGATTTTGAAAGCAAAGGAGGGAGATTTGTGCTCCCCCCAAGCCATTGAATAACTAGACTAAATCTTCGGAACTGTGTGGGCAGATTCCTTTGTTACGTTCTCTACCCATGTTGCAATTAAAACAAAGAATTTGAAACTGAGGCGGATAACCATTCTGCTTAAGCCAGCTATAGAAGCCAGCGCCTGAGCTTCGATTTATCGACTTACGATGTGCATTTCCATTTCCTTCTATATGGTCAATGGTTAGAAAAAGTAGTTGCGTTATACCGCAACATACACATTTGTTACCGTAAGCCTCAAAAACCTCTTTGCGTAATAGCCGACGATATTCACGTTGCTTTGGGATATAAATATCCGAATGCTTGTGATATTGTTCTCGACCTCTTCGCCGTTTGGTTTCTAAGTCCCAAGGCATGTAAGTCCTTTAGTTTTAATTGTTTACGCTATTTTGCCCAGCGGAGATTGTGTTAAACAACCAGTTCTGGTTCGTGATGATAGCCTTGAACGCGAACTTGTAACCAATCTTCCGATTCTGCTGCAACACGTCAGTCTGTCCACCCGGAGCAGCCGCGTACACGCGGAGGTTCTGGAGGTCAGAAATCTGGTAAGCGTTGCGAGCAATTGCGAAGCCGTTGTACAGCTTGTTAGCTGCACCAGCAGTCGCTTGCAGAATAGCCGCAAAGCCAGGAGCGTTGCTCTTGACAATGCGCCACCCGCTCAACTCCTGAACTTCGCCCTTCCAAATCCGTTCCGGTTTCCCGAACTGGTTAGAAGCCTTGAAGTCAGGGTCCTGCAACATCGAAGCATAAACCTGCGGGGTAATGACGAGAACATAGTCCCCATCATCAAACGGCCGTCCGCCTTGGTCCATCAGGTTCGCATGAAGTGCAGTCAAATCGTTGTAGCCCAGCTTATCCGACGCAACCGTGGTAGCGTTGCTAACACGCGCGTTCGGACGGTACACGTTAGACGCCTGAGCCAACACGTTGACAATCAGGATGTCGTACGTTTCAGCCGCGTGCAGACCGAGCACATACAGTGCGCGACCAACCACGTCGTGCTTGCTGGTCAGTTCGGCCAAGTCCGACAAACGGAGCAAGAGACCGTACTGTTCAGCGACAGCGGTAAACTGAGACATTTGGAGACCAGTCGCATCCGGCTGGACACCTTCAGTCAACTGAGTCGGAGCCAGCGAGGTAGCGAGCTTCTCCAAACGGTTGAACTGAATGCTCTTGGAAGAATTGGACGGAATCGGGTCTTTGTCTCCGAATTGGTCCATGACGGTAAACAGCACAGCCACTTCCAACAGCTTCGCGCTAAAATAGGTCTGTTGGTCCGACGCGAGTGAACCAGCAGGTCCGGGGGTGCCCACGGAACCAGTAATAACAGTTACGATGTCATCGCCGATACCAAGAGCCATCCCGACGAGGGAAACTAGTTTATTAAGCAACATCTTAAGTCCTTTTACAGTGCTTAGAAGTCAAGCGTCAATCCGCGAGATTCTGCATCCTGAATGACTGCCTTGATACCATCAAGAGTCTTGAATGATGGTTTCGTGGTAGACTGAGAGGGTGCTTGAGTCGTGGGTTGCGCAGACGGTCTAGGCTGAACTGTCTGAGTTTGAGTTACGGCAGGAGCCGTATTTTTGGTCAACAGTTCGGGCAGTTGCATTCCCTGACCTGTCAGATAGGCTAATTTGTATAGCCCCGGCAGACGAGAGTGCCAGCGTACGTCAGATTCCGCAACAGAGATTGCGTTCTTCAACTCCGGGTTGCCTTCCAACGCCTTGCCATATTGAGGAGTTCCGATAAACTTCCCTGCATCAGGAATTTCCTGCGAGAGTGTACTAACAGCAGTAGCTCTGGCATATTGCTGAATGAGGGGCTGTAACGGTGCTAGAGTGTCCATGACGAACTTGGTCTGCACATCTACATAAGCATCTGGACCTTGCTTAGCCGCCGAGTACAAATCGTTCATGTACTTCTCGCGGTTCTGAGTATAGTCTAGAGGCTGGTTAGTCGGAGTTTGCCCAACAGGTTGGCCAGTGATAGGGTCAATCCCAGTGGTAAGTGCATATCTCTGACGCAATTGCTCGATAAGAGCATCTTTTTGGTTGATGCCCTGTGTTGCTGCTTCCAGTGAGTTGTAGATGGAGCGCTCACCTTTAATAACAGGTTCCGCAGTCTGAGTTTGTAACTGAGGCTGGGGAGTATGTTGATTCGCAGCGGGAGGCTGAGTTTGAGTCTGTGGTTGTGCCACAGGTGCAGCTACGACAGTTGGAGCTTCAGCCGGAAACAGCTTGTCAAATGTCGCATCGTCGAAACCTCCGGGAGCATCGTTAAGATTCACAACGCCATTCGGAGCTACTTGGTGAACATCGGGTGCCATCGTCGTCCTTGTGAGACTGAGATTTACTACATGCCCTTGTGGGGCGAAATTTAGTAGGGAAGTGGCGCTACAACTATTTACAGCAGCGTATGAAGTATAGCCTAGTTTATCCCTAACTTTATCCTAGGACACACTCGATACCAATTACTCGTCCATACCTACACGTTCGAGTTGACTGTCAATAGCTTTGAAAGCTGCAAGTTCTTCGTCAACCGGGTCAATCTTACGAGACACAACCTTCACGGTAGTCCGCTTTAGTTCTGTCAAGAGCCAACCCGACCAATAGACTCCAGCTTGAAAGAAGTTAACTTCGTCAAGCGTTTTGTGACGCTCGTATGTAAGTTTGGACTTCAATGCCGCATTTTGTAATGCGAGCCGTTTCAAGAGATACTGGAATCCGGGATGATACGCGAGAGTTGCAATTGACGCCTGCATCTCCTCAGTCTCCCCACCTTCTAATGGGGTCCTCGGAGAGTCAACTTCAACAATCTTGTATTTGATATAAGGCACAAACTCGGGCACTTGTGAAGCAAGGTCCGGTGATGCTGGGTTCGTACCCTGAAACAATTTACGAAAATTCATAACACCCTCCGTATTTGTTAAGCTTGCTGAGTGCGATAAGAGCGATACGGGTCGTCCACTGGAAGTGTAGGACCCTTTAGAGGTGGGACTTGTGGCGGTGGGGGCGTTGGTTCCGATAAGTCAATGACACCCGGACCAAATGTAATCTTCCCACTGCCTTTCGGCATTCCACCTTCATGGTCATACCCTTGTGACTGGGCAAAGATGGTCGCAATAATCGCCCCTCTCTGCGAATCACTAGTGGCCATTTTAGAAATTTCCCATCTCGCCCGCAGCCTTAGGAGCATTCACGCTGGCCGGAGTGGAATCACCTTCAGTTGCGCCACCAGTACAACCTTCGTGAGAACGCCCATGCGAGGAAGCAAACATCTTGCCAACCATGTGAGCCTTAGAATGTTCATGATGCAGAGCCGCCGGATGCATACTCGCTTCCGAGCCGCCGCTGCCTTCTTTCATTTCAGACATATTGTTTCTCCTTTTTTAATTTACAACTAGGATACTTAGCCTGCTAGAACGTATTCGCAAGTCGTCGCTGCACCACTTGCCGTCAAGTTCAACGCCGTGATACCTGTACTCCCAGTCGTCGGTTCACAGAACATAATAGAACCACCGGGCTGTAGAGTGAGGATTGTTGCGCTGGCACCACCGTTCGGTGTCCAGATAACTTGAATGGTATTGGTTGCGTGCAAGTTCTTCACGTAACAGAAAAGAACGGGTGACAGCGGAACCGTAATAGCATTGGAACCGCTAGCAAGGGAGACCGACTGCGCTTCAGTAAATTCAGTGCCAGTCATAGACAAGGCGGCAAGAAGTTTCTTTAAGGCAATCGTCCCTGACACACTGTCCGTAAGCTGGATGTTTCCATTTATAGAGGCTGTAATTGACATTTTTATTCCGTGTGTTCAAAGTAGCCAAGGTGGAAAACTTTGGCTTTGTTATTTTGATACTGGTTCGCAATGTGCTGAGCGCGAGGCATATTCGGAAGCTTGGCAATCGTTGGAGAGAGCTTAGGCTTGATTCGAGGCTCAGGATTGGTATTAACGTTTTCAGGACGAACGTAAGCCATTTACTTTCCTTCAGCGTCTTCAGGAATGTTCTTCTGACCCGCAACTGACCGGGGATTCAAGCGCATTGCCTTGGGGTCATACTCGACGCCCGCTGGAACCTGCTTAGTTCGACCTTGAAGGTCAAACTGAGTAAGGACAGCGTTCTGTGGATTGCATACATCGAGCGGGAAAGCATCACTATGGTCACCAGTCCCACTTCGACCTTCTGCCATAAAGATAGCCGCTACATCTGCACTTCGGGGATGTTCCATTTTATTTTCCTTAGAATGCATTAGCGCCGATTTGTTGAGCGCCAGCGTTATTCATTGTGCCTTCATCAACACCGGGGATTTGCGGATGCATACCATCGACTCCCGGAGGATGACCTTCGTGCATGTGGTTCACTGGAAGTCCTTCACCTTCAAGGGGAATACCAGCAGCTATCTGAATGAATTCTTCGATGTTCTCTTGAACTTCAAGAGCATGAACCTGTTCAGGGGTCTGAGGTTGAGCACCCTTGCTCGGATTTGTCTTACCTAGTTCCTTAACAAGAGCCTTCTCTTCAAAGTTCAGCAACTTCTCCATGATAGCTTCTTGTAACTGTTGTGCATGAGCAGCCTGCTGTTGCTGTTGGACCTGTTCATCAGTCTTGAGCAAACGATTGGCATAGGGGATTTCCATGCAACGGGCAATCTCTTTAAGGAACTCGCTTTGAACGGCGTACGGTGATTGCATGGCAATCTGATAGAACGCCATCAAGTTCCGCTGCTTTACTTCCTTACCTGTGGCATAGTTCGCGGCTACAAGGTCATAAGCATACGTTCCAACCAACCGTTGAAGCTCAACAGTGCCATACTTCGGGATGCCCGGAGGGGCATTGGTTATCTCATATTCCATCTGGTCAGTGCCATACTGCATGATAAGAGAGGCACACATCTCAAGCATGGGCTGGAGAACGTCATTCTCCATATTACGAATCAAGAGCTTGAAGACGTAACCAGACTGGTTGATAACCTGTGAGATTCCACTCGACGTTCTGTTGCCGCCGCTAGAACCAACACCCTTTGCATAGAAGTCAGATATACCAGACACTTGCTCAATCATGCCCTTGTACAGGTCAATGATTTGATAATCTTGAGAGTTTGGGGTGTAATTAGGAAGTGGAAAGATAGCCTTAGATGGGTCACCAACGACTCCAACTTTCCCGCCCGGAGTGTTACCCTGGTCCAATTGGTCATGGTCAATATCCATCTGAACGTCATAAGCATATCGATGGTTAATGCCAAGGTTCCAGTTGTCGGTAACCATGTTGGTGAAAACATTGATACCTTCAGCTAGGTCCGAAATCTTTTCAATAAGGCCGATACCATAGACATCACCCTTGACTTTGATATAGGCTGCGTCAATGATGGGGATACGTTGGTGTGCAAAAGGATTAGGTCCCGTATATAGCATAACGGGAGGCCCATTATACACACGACGCTTGTAAGCAGAATAAGAAGCGTTGCGATATTGGTAACGACGGTCCTTCCATCCAATTGCATCGGCATCCTCACCAAATGAGACCATTGAGACGGTCTTATTGGTATCATCCCAGAACTCAGCCACACGGATGATGATTCCATCCCGGTCGTTCTCCTGATACTGCCGAAGACGATTGGTGAGTTCAGTGATTGCCTCAGGGAAGTACCTATCAGGCTTAGCAGTAGCTTCTCGTTGAAGTTCGCCCCAACTAATCTCGAAGACATGCGCTTTCATCTTCTCATCAGGGTCAATCAAAAGGTCATAGATGTCAATGGGGATAATCTTCGGGCAGTTACGCGGAACAGCCTTTTGAACCATCTTGGTGCCAATTTGTATTGGCTGGCCAGTATTCGGGTCAATTGCGTTCTGCATCTGAGGCTGACCATCTTGGCCACGTTGAATGGCCCCAGTCTGAGGGTCTTGAACAGGAACCTGTTGGTACACGGGTTCCGGTCCCATTGCTACATCAAAGTCCCAATCCCAATCGACCTTCACTCCAGCATGACCATAAATACAAAGGTCACGGGTGAACAATTCAATCTGCTTGGTTATCTTAGCCTTCTTCAATGTGGTCATCAGTACCGACTGCATAGAAAGCCAGTCATATGGTCCTGTGGGTCGAACTTCTAACCACGGGTCAAGTGAAAAGAAAGCATCATGGACGCGCGAGACAATAGCTTCAGTATCCGAGTTCGGAATAGGAACAAAGGTATTCGACCGGGGAGTGATGTTATCGGGGAACATCTTCCGGTCTCTCTGACCAATATACTGACGATAGTAATACGCTCGTCGTTGGTCATAGGGCCGACGGAAGTTGCGCAATCGTTGAAGCTGGTCCAATACCCAACGCTTCTTAACTTCCTTGTCACGGGTCGTTGATTCACTCTGAGCTGGAGTGATAGCTGGTCCACTAACGGAACCTGCCGCTCCCATATTATTGGAGCCTGTTACAGACATCACCCCTTCAGGGCCAGTCATCGTATTAGCCAAGAGAGTTTACCTTAGTTTACGCCGAGAAGTTTTATGTAGCAAGTTCCTGCAACGCCAGAGATAATGTTGATGGTATCGTTAGTCGGTCCCATATCAAACGTAGTTTGCTGTTGGGCCGGGATTGCATAGCAGTTACCCGCAGTCGGTACAACAACAGTTGTAGCAGCGTTACCAAATGAAATGTTCATATTCGCGGGAGCTGCTGGTGCGACTGTCGGACTAAACTGAACAACAAAGATTCGGTTCTTACCAATAGTGATGTTTCCAGATGCCGTAGAAGCGGCCAAAGTGACAACTATGTCAGATGAACTGGTTGCAATAGCTCCACCAGCAGCGGCTACAGTCGGTGTAGGAATTAAAACAGATGCTTGACGTGACATTTAGTTTTCCTTATTGGGTAAATGTAAGATTCTGAAGGCCGGCAACTACTGTTGGGCTTTTAGGGAGTTGTGCTAGCATCAGTGGAGCAATGAAGTTTTGAAAGGCAATAGCAGATCAACGCGTGTTCCAGCCGCAGATACCCATGTTAAAACTGTTACAGGAATCCCATTTACAGTTCCAGTAATGGTCAGCGCATCTCCTACTTCAGTTACAGTTTGAACCACGTAAGTATTCATTATTCTTCCGTTCCACAAACGGATATGCTGACTGTTCCATTAACAAGGGCCGTAGAAATGGCAATGTTTAATGCGTTTCCTGCTGTCGTAGAAAGATAACCATTACCCAAGTCTATCCATCCGGTTGTGTAGCCCCCAAAACCTGTTGTGACAGTTGTAGTTGGGACAAATACAGAAAATGCGATTCCGTTGTTCGTTGTGTTACTACCACCACCAAATGCTGTACCACCATCATTCAATGAAATAGAAAGGACTCCACCAACCGTTTGAGATGCGTTTGAAGTGAGGTCAATCATGAACCGCATCAATCTAAACTTCTTTGAGGTTGGTGTCCAGACAGCAGTTGATGTTGCAGTGGTAAAAGCGACCGTCTTGAAAATTGCAGGTGTGCGCAATGCTTGCGCAGAATTACCAATGCCGGGGTCACTAGTCAAGGAAGTCGTACCGGGGGAAACATACTGCACCGTAGCAATAGCCCCGCTATTCGTCAACGTATTAAGTGGACCCAATGCAGAGACAATATCGGTGCTAACCGCTGCTTGATAGACAACACTTGGATTCAAGATAGGTTGACTTTGAGTATCGCTCAAGAGTGCAAACGAAGTCGTGACAATTGTACCTGTGCCTCCGATTGCAGTTCCAATAATCATCCGCAGCCACGGAAAACCCGCGACTTGAAAAGAAAGAACCGTGTAAGTTGGTCCTGCCCCGAAACCGATAAACGTCGGAGATGCGGAAGTACCCCCTCCCTGAAATGCTGCTGCCCGATAACTATAACCCACGAGGGGTTGCCAGTTGGTTCCATCGAGTGAACCTTGAATTGAGTAAGTGCCAGAGGTCAATGCGGCTGTTACGAGTTGCCCAACTTCCAGTGTTGCGTAATGATTTGAATTTGAGAGGATAGATAATACTGTACCAGCGCCACCGTTCGCCGCAGTCCAAACCATAGCAGATGCGTTATTAGGACCACTAGCCACTACAGACGGAGAGCCAGTAGAGTCAGGCGGGGAAGCGACGATGACGCCGTTCCATTCTGCGACATTCATGCGCTGCACGCCGCTTAAATCAACGGACATAAGAACTTGGTCACCCTCAGTCCACGTCGGCGCGGCTGCGTTCGCGCGCGCAGGAAGCACGCCCATATTATTCGCAGCGGGGGCTGCGTTGTTGTTTGTGAGATTACCCACCACCACTTGAGATGCAGGAAAATCCGAAACTGAAACTGTACCGGACACAGGCTGAACTGTGGTGCCTGTCGGGTCAATTCTAACAGGATTGGATGGTGTTCCCTTTTCTATGCCAGTTGAATCTACTAGAACAGTAGCTTCAGCATATACGTCATTGAGAGCAATGGTATTGTCCCAAGTCTGAAGCTTCTTACCAGTATTAGCTGCGTCTGTAGGTAACTGTATGTAACTTTGAGCCATTTTACTTTATTGTGCGACAGTTTGCACAATAAACTCCGTCTATGTAAGTTTTGAAAGCAGCGACTACGAATCCACATTTCGCACACACAGCATGTCTCTTATCAAGTGGAGTGGTTAGAGGACCCATTATAGGTGGAGCTGTGACTTCAGGAACATCCTGCTTGCCAATATTTCGACCCCAAATACCATAGGCAGTCAGACAGATGTTTACGATGATAGCAGCAAGGATGAAATTTTCCATAGCAATCCCATAAAAAGAGGTATACAACATTGTGCAAGTTGGTGTATGGGATGCGTATGTTGAATCATGGTTGGGCTATAGGGATTCGTGGATGACCCCCCCGGCGGTGTATAACCCTGCATCACATTGAATAGTTCTGGTGCCAGCATTATTCTTTTCCGACGGTAACTTCTGGATGCTTGAAGAGTTTGATAGCGTCAATCTCGCCACGCTTCTCAGCCTCAACCAGCCGATTAGTGCTGTACTCTAGCATCTCAAGGACTTCCATTCTACGGTCATCTGGGATGTTACACATCAATCCCACGAACTCTACCATAGCACATTCTTTACATTTGAAGACAGGAGGCTTCTTTGAGCCGTAACCACGCTTGTGAATAGAGCAAACCAGCACAAACTTCTCCCCAAGAAGTTCGCTTGCTAGCTTGTCCATCTCTTTACGGCTAAGATTGCCTATCATTTTTGTCCTCAGGAGGAGTAAGCAGCGACTCAGAATCCGAAGATTCATTAGGGGGAGGGTTGCCCAAGAGTCGCTGCTGATGTCGGCGTTCCAGTTCAGCTCTAAGTTCTTTCAGTTCACCTTCAAACTGGAGACTCTGAATCTGGCTTACGAACAATTTCAGACGGTAACCAATCATCATAGCAAGAGCGACTGGCCAACCAAGTTTTACGAATAGTCCAATCCACGCTGCGGCCGGGAGCATAATCCCAATGATAGGGCCGAAATCTGGGCCTAGCTTGATGATTAGCTGTACAATCAAAGGATTGATTTCTACAAATGCCCCATAGTCCAATACACGCCTACGAGTCAAATACGCATCAAATCCTGCCAGCGAAAATAATACAGCAGCAAGTGCAAGTAACATATCCCCTCCAAGAATATTAACAGGGTTCGAGTTGTTGAGGTCCAGCCCCGTGAAGCACCATGCAAATGAAACCCACCTTTAATGGGTCTCTAAGCAAGTTCTACCTTATCCGATTTGTGCAATTTCAATCTGAATGACGCCGCCAACCAGTGAGGTCGGAGCCGCAGACAGGAAATATGCAATCTGGTCGCCCGCACTGAGAACCAATGGGGAACCAGCCGCAACTGAAAGAGCGAAGTTCTGTCGGGTATTAGCCGCGAATCCTGAAAGAGTAGCAGTAGATGCCGTCAACAGGATAATCGTTGTACCGTTTGCAGCCGCAGGAGCTACGGAGTCACCAATGATGCGCTCAACAGAGAGCACACCCGCTCCAGCCGCCGTGGTGCAATTGTATCTAATACCAACAATCTGACACGTCCAAGGTGCCTGAAAGATATACTGCGTTAGCGCAGAAGCCGCAGCAATAGGTATAGAGATAACTTCTCTCGTACCGGGCTTAAAGTTCTGTGCTATCGGGTTTCCTGAACCATATCCAGACAATTCTTGAAGAGTAGTCTGCGGACCAAGGTTAGGATTTTCATTTCTGAAAAGACTCATATGAGTTCTCCTTTATCCTTGGTTTACGAGAGTGGCCAGATTTCAACTAGAAACGAGCAAAGCTGGCTAACCGAACCAGCAGACGAAATAGTGACGGACAATGAAGCGAGAGACTGAGCCGTGACAATAGCCGTGGTCGAAGAAGCCGCTGTATCTGCCACGCCATTAGGCCCAACCAACACACGGGCAACCTGATAAGCTACGGCAACCGGACCAATAGCCAAGGTAACAGTGCCAGCCGGGTTGGTTTCAGCAACCGCGCTAGAATTGGTAACCTGAATACTGGAAGTCGTCAGAGCATTGATGGTAAAGGTTCCGTTGTTACCCGCGTTCGTGAAGCCCGCAAACGTCACAGACTGACCAACACGAAGCAGCCCGTAAGAGCCAACTCCAGAGAAGACAGCTTGGTTTGCCACGCCACCGATGGTTACCGGAGCCGCAACCGACAAAACCGGCAGTACATATACGTTCTGGTACACTTTCTGAGTACCGTCAATGAAGTTTAGAGTCGTAGTCGTTGCAACGCCGTCAAGAGTCAACTGTACAATACCAACGAGGTTCTGGCCCAACGGCCCGCTATCATTTGAATTCATACGCTGACCTTGAGCCGCTGCCGCAAGGGGCTGCCCAATCCACTGAATGTTATTAGTAGTAATAGCCACGTTTATTTTTCCTTTTTATGGATTTCCTTCGCTTTTATGCGAAGATTGTGAAGTTTGAGACCACCACATTGAGTGCAAATCAATGGGATTGTTACTGAAAAATCGTTCTCGATAATCATGTCAAGAGCGAAATAACGATGTTGCCCTAAACATTCTGTTGATTCTGACGCTGCCTTAATTGGTTCAGCCATCATTGCCTCCTAAGTCATTATACTTTGTTTGTCTCTCTTTGGGGCAGGCTTGAAGACCGCATGTGCCCTAAAGTACTTACCATCATAAGTTACTGCTGCTACACCGCCCGGTTTCACCAGAGCTGCACCGTGGTCACCATGAATGAGGTTTCCTACCTCATGGATGATGCTGGAGTGTGAAAAAGTGATACTCGGAACCCCGTTCTCGATGCCCCGTCGAATCGGAAGAAGGATATGGGGTTTGACTTTGTTACGAAACTCTTGAATACTTTGGCCACCGGGGATTTCAGTTTGAGGATGTTCTTGGAAATACTTAATATCATCTGTATGGTTGGCCTTCTTTTCCCCTGAAAGATAACCAACATCTAAAGGATGTAGCCCTTCTGTGGGACTCGCTACTTTACCAAGCGGCTCCAGAACAGTTTCAGCCGTCTGCTCAGCACGCTGCTTTGAAGAAGTCCAAGCATCACCAAGTTTAATATGAGAGAAGTAATCGGCGAGTTCCTGAGCTTCATGATGGCCTTGTGCTGAAAGAGGATAGTCCGTCTTAGTTCCACGGAATCTCCCCTCGGCATTAGCTTCACATTGTCCGTGGCGAACGAAATATGCCACTATCTGCTGTTTACCTTGCATAGTTGAGGACCCTTTGAAAGTGGATTAGGTCTTGTCCAAGTCTTTTGGTGCTGGAGATTCAACAGGAGCCTGTGAAGTCTGTGCTTCCCATTTAAGGAAGTCTTTAAAAGCCTGCATCGAGAGTTCAACCATTCCCACTGCGGCATTGGCAACTGACTTCTCATCATTAGCAATGGGAGCCTTTGAGACTCTAAAGTCAAGCCAAGCTTGATAGGGAACGCCTTGTACATGATAGATGGCAATGAAAGAGATTGCACTCTTCTGTGCATCTACCGGAATACTCTGAATATCAATCTCCGGGCCACTGGGGTCTTTAGTACCAGCCGCTTTATCAACAACTGGAAGCTCACTAGTCTTGCACAACTCCACTACCTTAGCAGTCACCGCACGACAAACATCATCTTGGTCCTGACACAACGAACCTACATAGATAACGAGCTTGCTATTCGGTGCTTTAACCGTTGCCGGAGCAATCGGAGTAAACAAAGATGCAAGCAAAAAGACTGTCGCTAGAGAGAGATATTTGAGTAGTTTCATTAGACCTTCTTCTCGACGGCAGAAGCAGCAGCAGCCACTTTCGCATCTAGCTTCGCTTGCGCAACTTTCAACTTCGCGTCGGCCTTAGCAACATCAACCTTAAGCGCATCCGCATCCTTCACGAACAATGCCTTGATTTTTCTACCAATTGCGGGTGTAAATGCGCCAGCAACGTAGCCAACACCACCCTGAATTACAAACTCTGGAACTACCTTCAAGAATCCTGCAATCATTTTCTTCTCCTTTTTCTTGGGATGACCAATCTCGAAGACAAAATTCTGAATCATTTTATTCTCTGCTACGTGTACGATTTGTTATTTCCACTTATTTTCACACTGTCCATCAACTCATCCCACTCAGTTATCATTCGACGCTTCTGCACGTTCCGCTTGCCTTTTAGTCTGAGAGTGCAAGCATATTGCCAAGCGTTGATGGCATGGTCATTAAGCTTCCGGGGCTTCTCTTTTGACAGTCCCTTATTAACACCCTTCGCAAATGTATCCCAAGTGTAATGCCCAATCTCATAAATGAAATTAGGGCACCCTTCAAAAACATAGAACTTAGGATGTCGCGGGGCAGGTTGAGTAGTCGCCCTCACATATTCTCTTGAGACTGCTAGTCCAAAATCTTCACCGACATCTGGAAGTCTGACTGGGATACCAGCTTCACGCCAAAGTTGTGCACCAGTCTTATGAGTTTCAGCATTCCGTTGGTTCCCCCAAGTTGGGTCGAGGAGCCAGATGTCTACGGGGTCACCAGCATTCTTAAGTTTAATTCCCTTTGCGTGCTCACTGACGATGTGATTCTTTTCATAATACTCTCGATACAGATACATATTGGAATCATCATCAATCGCAATCCAAACAGCAGCGTTTGTTCCTGTAGCGGCCGGGTCAATCGACACAATCCTTTGCCAATGCTGTGGGATATGTCTCGCTGGGATAACATGGACCTTTGGGTCCCAGTCAATGTAAATTAATCCACTTCTGCGGACGAACTCCCCATACAATCTTGCTCCCTCTTCAGGGTCCCCTTTCCATCGCTCAAGTAGCTTATCTTTCTCAGTTTGGGGGACAAAAGGGCTATTGATTGTTGAAAGCTGACAAAACTGAGCATCGCTACCACCAACGCGGAATTCCTCATAGAGGTCATACACCCAAGGAGTACGGACGCCACTATTAATATCTGTGAGAGGAGTAAGAGTGAGTAGGATTTTGCCACTACAGTCAACGGTCCGCTGGTAGCATTCATCATAAACCCCTTCATCACACTCTTCATCAATCCAAACTAGGTCAACGGAAGCGCCTTGAAACTTCTCCCGCCCAGCATCAGCCGATTTCCCAGTCATCAATGAACCGTTCTCGAAGAAGACTTGGAAGTCTGAATCCGAAACCTTCCGAATTACACTCGAATCATTCGGAAGAAATGGCGGATGGTTCTTCCCATGCCGCAGCTTTTCATACCAGATTACATCGCGCAGAACTCCGAAGTCCAGTCCCACTAGCCATATATTGTTCGGAGGCTCTGGGATGGGGAGGTCCTTAATGAACTCCCACACTGGCTCATCCCTAAAGTATTCTTTTCCAAGCGCCCACGCGACAGCGATAAACGCACCAAGGATTGTCTTACCAGAGCGGTTTCCGCCCAACAATCCAAACACCTTAATCTTGTCTGTGAACTTCTCCAGAGCAATCTTTTGCTCAGACCAAGGCTCAAAGTACTTGATATAACTATTCTTACGGCGATTCTTTTCAAGAAGGTCAATGGCTAGGAGCCGTTGTTCCTCTGGAAGTCGCTGTAACTCTAAGAAAGCCTTAGACAACCTCTCATCTTGCGCCTTCACTACTGCACCCTCGGCTTTATGCCTTCCTTCTTAACCTTCTCCCTAATAGCATCCATATCTCTTTGAGACAATTCACCGAAGACGCTAACTGTAGATTCAGGTCCGACCCACCCCATAGTCTTCCCAAGCTTGAACCAGACCTCGCTCGCTGCATCATGCTTACCTTCCTCCTCAAGCTTTTGGGCCAAAGTAATCAATTTGCCCACCATAGTGTCTTTTTTGAAGTTTGGGTCAGACGCCAGATTAGCAAAATACCTGTGTCGAGCCTCCCAGAGCAAACGCGAAAAACCCGACCTACGAAGAATAAGATTGCATTCCTCTATAGAAACGGGTATAGCCAGTTCGGTTGCAGCCTGCTTAAGAGAGCACCCGGTCCGAGCCATTAACTCTACTGCGCTAATATGCCAGTCTTCAGTTTTCTCTGGTCGGGCCATAGTCTTATATACACTACGCTTTGAGAAGCCGCGTGCGGCGAACTACGGAGTAGTTCGTATCACCGTAGCACCAAGCGCAGGTGATACTTCTTATACGGTACAGCCGGAATTTTATGCAGAGCAAAGTGAAAATAGTTGAAAATAGTTTATAGGTTACCGTATGGGTCCCAGCGCGATGTTCACACAAGGGCTTAAGTCATTTGTTCTCAACAAGTAGATTTCTCCCCTAATTAACTTATTCATAATAAAGTAGATAGGACCCATTCATAAGTCCTTTGCCCTCAACCCACAAAGGCTCATTAACCCCTTTCTTATCAATATAGGCAAAAGAAGCCATATTTACTCATTCTAAAGGGTTTATGAACATTTTCTGATTTCAGAAATCTGTCTTGGGTGAACCATTTGACGCACGCACACGCGCGCGGCCCATAGCCTTTTCTATAGGCAGGATATGGGATAGCTTTATCGGAAATTTTTTTGTGAGAAGCGACCGCAATCGGCAAGTGACCAGCCACTAATCACCACTTAACGACTGGCTTACCCGATTCGGTAAAGGTGAACAATGGACAACCTAACTAACGAGCAGTTGAAAGACCGTATCGCCCAGCTTGAGGGTCAGTTGAAGTCAAGGGGTACGGGTAAGCTGTCGCTGAAGATTTCCGAGAAGGGCGGCGTGAGCGTATATGGCATGGGCCGATTCCCGCTTACCCTGTACCGCTCGCAATGGACAGCGTTGCTTGCTTTCACTAGCGACATAAGCGCGTTTATCGAACAACACGCTGGCGAGCTTGCAGAAAAGCCAGCCAAGGCGGTCTAACCGAAACGGGGGATACCCGAAACGGGGGATTACTTCCCCCGTATGCCAGTAATACTGGCACTGATGAGGGTAATATATGCCGCTAATGAGCACTACAGCCAGTTAGCGCGCTATCACATGAGCAAACCGCATCAGAACGTCTGTAAGGGTTTGGCTTAGGAGCTTTCAATGCGAGCAAAGTGTATTGATTTCGGCTATTTCATGCTCTTTGTGCTTTGCATGTTGTGTTTTAACTAGGAGGTGTGCCTGTGGAAGTCAATGGCATTACCTATGTGCGACAGTGTGGAAGGCCGTTGAGACAGTCTGTGGCGGATTTTGAGCGTCAGGCGCGCCGAATTCATAGGCGTGACTTGCGGGCTAAGCTTAAGCGCTTGCAAGTAGAGGCAGCCAAGGCATGAGCTTTGCATCTACCATAAGCGACATGCAATGCTGGCACTATTGCCCACAATGCAAGGGTGACCATTGCCATATAGTGATTACGGTAGATGCTAAACTCGATACCTATCGGAAAGTCTGTAACAGGTGTAAACAAGCTAGGCGCAAGGTTACTCAAAGGCTAAAGCTGAGGTCGAATTTTTTTGTGAAAGCCGAAGCGCCAAAGGGAGCAGCCGATGAAAGCAGCCATCAAGTCTGATTTTCACGTTGTTTGCACAGTTTGCAAGCATCCCAGTCAGAAGGGTGAGTTTCACACCAGTTTATGCAGGCTGAATATCCCACCTGCAAAGGGTCGTTGACGCAATGGGAAGATTCTTCTCAAGACTCGCCACAGTTTATTGCATTGTATGGGGAATGTTGATTGTCATACAGGAATTGACTGTTTGGCTGAATACGCTGAGGATTATCTCATGACAGCGCCAGGAACCCCAATTCGGCGTCAAGGGTATAACGTGAGTTTTGCGTTTCCTTGGAAACAGTTGCTTTGGGTTAGCGAGAGGATTGCGAAAGTGTGTTATAAGCACGCTGTTAAGACTCTAGTTAAGTGGGAGAGTGCAGAATGAGCGACAGACCGATTGGCGAAGCAAGGGAATTGCGTGATGAACGCTTTCGACAATGGAAGCGTGATTTGATGGCAAGAGAGCCGAAGCAAGAGGCTATTGTGCCGACAGGTCTTGCTAAACCCGCTGCTGTGATGGCGCAAGAGATTGCGAAATACAACACATATTCTGAGATTTGTGACAAGCGCAAGACTTCCGAAGAGCTGGATGAGTTTTTCCGGCGAGCATCCGGTGAATCGTTTGAAGGGGAGCAACCAGCATGATTCCTAATCATCGTTCACGTAGTTCAAAGATTGAAGAAGCTATTAGGTATCACATGGCTAATGGTATGTCTCAGGTTGATGCCTATAACTGTGTGATGGGAAAAGATAAAAAGACGACATGGCTACAGAGAGTTATTAAGTCACTCTGGAGAGAGCTTAAACAGGTGAGCGTAAGCACTCGAAGATTCATTATGGTGCATTGGGCAGAGAGGGTCCAATGAAAAATCAAGTGGTTTATTCATGGCCGATTGGGTCGCTAACATTCACGCAAGAAGCTCTTTCGCATCTCAGCGTGAAAAACATCATTGCCAGTCTGACTCATTTGTATGGTCAGCCGGAAATTACTGATGCACTGGACAAGGTGTAACGGTGTACGGCAGAGCACAGTTTGGGGCTGACAATGAGGAACTTGATAGGATTGATTCGCAAATCAGCATTGCCATTGCGAATGGTGACATTACAGGGTTTGAATCGTTGAAGCTAACAAGAAATTTGGAGGATATGCGCAGAAAGTTGAAGGGTAGGCTGTTCGCTACTCGGATGCGCATGTCAGACAAGCAATCGAAGGGAAGCTGTTTGCAGCCGTACAAGCATACGAAACCTTGTTGGTGCAAGGAAGTCACTAAGTTGAAGTTGACGGCAGCGGTTGAAGCTTTGGAGAAGGCATCTTGAGACACTACCTTGCGGCTGCGATATTTGGATACCTGGCAGTATCTTCGTTGATTGTACATCAATATATAGCTTGTGTATTCTTCGGAGCGTTGATTGGTTTTCAAATCTCGTTCATAAAGGAGGACAGGGATGCAAACAGTAGAAAGATTTCTCGAAGTCGAGGCAAGACAAGCCAGAATTAAGGAATTGAAAGGCACAACGGGCGTCAAGCATATCCAACAATGGTCAAGTGCGGAGATGATTCAACCAGCCATCATGGATGAGGCAGAGAATCTAGTAGAGCGTTCACAATGGCGTTCTGTTTATTTCCTAACTTTCCAGCCGCCGACAATTTCCACAGTTGCACAGATTACCCACCTCCTTTTCAGACGGTTTAATTCCCCAAGCCGTCTAAGGAAGAAACATGGACGATGACAAAGTTCCAGCTCATGATGCTTTTGGAAATCCTCAGTATCTCACTGAGTGCGAACTTTGTCACCGTGTGTTTCGGACATATCGGGAATCAGCAGGAGCTTTGCTGCTGAAGATGCACATGGATGACCACAAGAGAGGGATTATTGCTAATCCAGAGAATCCCGATGAGTTGCGATTGACGGTGAGTGACAAGAAATGGCTTGATTCCATAAAGGTTGGTGTGAAGTAATGCGGCAACTGAAAATCAAATTTTGGGTATGGTATAGAACGCACTTTTGCGCCTACTTTATCCCACATAGTTTCATCAAGGATAGGGCAACTTATCAGAATCCTTGGGGACGGTTTTGGTTGTTTGAAACACAAACTTGTCGGAGGTGCGGGTTTACTCATGTTGAGTGACATTGCAAGCGTTTTCGTCACAATCTTTCTGTCGGCATTCTTTATCATCGTGATGACGTGGTTTTTGGTGATGGCTTATATTGTTGGGAGCGTGAGCTTCAAAGTGCTCTCGACCCTTTTGAGGTGGGGAAATAGCTTCGTGATTTGGGTGGGGATGAGCGAATGACAATTCAGGTCGTCATTGCGAACGCAGTTTGCTGTGATGTACAATGTTCAGACAAACGAGTGAGGAGCTAGTTTCTATGAGCGAAGCGAGATTTGCATCAGCGGCAGAAGCACGCAAGGCTAAGTGGTTCTCGCGCAGACACGAGACGAGCCAGCCACACTTTGACTCACAGAAGCGATACAACGAGCGGCAGGCTGCAAAGGGTGCGCGCGCACAACAGCAAGCAGCAGCAACAAAGGTTTACATCACAAAGGGAGAGGAACTCTAACTTTTATGATTAAGCCAAGCTCGCACAGGGTTATTGAAATCGCTGAAATGGCAACACGGGCGATTCTTCATGATATTGCGGAAGCTGAAGGCTTAGTCTCGCCGCCAGTGCTGATTCAGCTTAAGATTGAACAGGTTATCACGACTTTGTTGCAAGCGTTTGAAAAGGAGATTGCTAAATGCTCGGCTCAATCCTCAAATCGCGCTTAACAGTTGAACAGTTTCGGCATGAACTTGCAAGGCGCGAAGTGAATGCAATCTTTGCGCGTGCAAGAGTTGTTGGAAGGCGCATGGCAAAGTTGTGCATGTTTCGTGGTGAAGGGAATAAAGTGAACGCTCGTGGCATCTTGGGGTTGGTTGATTGGACATCTGGAGAGATGCATAAGTATGGCTGCAATAATATGTTGTTGCCATATGCGATGAAGATTGCGAAGGAGCATTTGAGATAATGGCTAAAGGCAAATGCAACGCTGACCATCACTTCTATGTGTCTTGATAGTGTGAAGTTTTTCGCGCCTAGAAAAAAGCAGGAGTTGGGTATAAGGTGTTCAAAGTTAGCTATGATGTGTACAATGGTACAAAAACCTTATATAGAGCGTATTATGTCTTGCCGAATGTAACCTACAAACAAAATTTGTGGTATGAAGCATCAAAGACTCGCATATCCCGTGATTTTCCTTTCTTGTCATACAAGAGTGGGTTTCATATCTTTGAAAAGTGGCGAGATGCACGCCGCCTTTGGGTTAATGGGGCCATATTCAAAGTTGAATACCAAGAGGCACATACGCGTGGCAAGCAATATGGTGGAGAAGTTATAGTAGCTAACAAAATGAGAATATTGGGTATGTACAACCGCAAATGCTGAAGCATGGTATGCGGCTGCTGTCTATTGGCGCTATCGTGCGATGGCTCTAGCTGCAAAGGCTAATAAGCAATGACAACTTGTCCAAGGTGTAAAGGGCCAGTAGGTGTTATGTATTTGACAATGAAACACACTGATGGCTTGATTCGTAAAGAGACTTGTTCTGACGCGAAGTGTGCAGTCAGGGTTTTTTCAAGAGTTCCTATGGCTAAACGGGAGGTGGGAGATGGTAAAACCGTCGTTGGGGTGTGACCCTGAAATTTTCGTAAAGAGTAAGGCAAAATTGTTACCTGCGTTTGACTTTTTGCCGTCAAAGGATGCGGGTTTGAAGGTGGGACATCCCGATGTTGAACTTAATTCAGGAGAGTTGTATTGGGATGGATTTCAAGCTGAGTGGAAGTTGAGTCGGGGATGGACTTGTCTCAATTTTATGATTATGTTGCAACAAAACTTTCTGAAAGAGCTGCTAAAGCAAGCACGCGCAAGGGATAATAGCGCGAAGTTGAGTCTTGATAGCGTCGTGAAGATTCCTACAAAGTTGATGAATTCCTTGCTTGATGGCTATGTAGAGCTTGGATGTATGCCAAGCTATAATGCTTATGGTGAGGAAAGGCTCTATGTTGGTGACCCGCGAGCATTGTTGTATAGATTTGCGGGTGGGCATGTTCATCTTGAGGTTGGTGAGAAGAGAGACAACAAGTGGTATGAGGATTTGGTTAAGACTTTCGATGCCATTTTGGGGATATGGGCTGTAGGAGCAGCAGCATCCTTCGATAGTCCAGTTCGACGACAGTATTATGGGAAGGCTGGCGAGCATCGCCGTCCGAAGTATGCACTCAATCGGTATGGAATTGAGTATCGAACGCTATCAAATTTCTGGATTTGCTCACCATTTGTGATGCGAATGGTCTTTGAGCTTGCAAGAAAGGTGCTGATGGATGTAAGATATGGTGAAAAGATTTACTGGAATCCAATCGGAGATGAGGTTAAGGCAATCATCAACGAAGGGGATGTGGTCGCAGCACGGAAAATCTTGAAGGCGAACAAGAGTTTCTTCTCTTTCATTGGAAAGTCATCCGGTGATAGATTATTCAAGACTGGGATGCATGGAATTGAGAGCGTCTTAAAAACTCCTGAAGATATTGAAAGCAACTGGAAGTTGACTGATGGTGGCCTTTGGAGCTACGATATGGTTGACACAACGATTCAGTTGCGTGCAAATCTGAAGAATGAGAGGTTTCACATCGCATGAAAAGATTAATAGTTACTTCGCGGAGTGGAGAGGTTTTTCAATTGGGTTCGCGCCACATACGGGCTGTATATCCTTTCGATATTTTTTACTCTGAAACACCTTACTCTGCATCACGCAAATGGATTGGAGTTGCAATGCGAACGCCATTGTACACCAATTATGTAACAATACCTTATCGTTCTGGTCTGAGACACAGGAGAAAGTGGGCAGTAGTAACAAGATACCCTAAGTCAATTAAAATTGGTTGCCAACATTTTTATGGGACTAATTACAAAATTCTGCGTAAGTGGGCACTTTCTCAATGATTGTCCGATGCCCAAATTGTCTTGGGATGAAGTTTGTAAGCAATCGGCCCTGCGAGACGTGTCATGGAATTGGCACGGTCAATCAAAAGTTTATCTGTAGGTGCGGCCGATTTGCAACAAGGATTGTGGGCGGCCAAAAGATTTGCATGGCCTTGTCGTGTGAAAACCGTACCACGACGACCCAACAGTTTAATGAGTCTCAAGGCGATATGTTTTGGCTCATGGGCGAGATTAGCTAACAAGTTTCGCCGCTGGATAGGATGCAAACGCGTCCTAACGGTGGTGGTATAGCAGCGGCCCTATATGGGTCGATGTTGGTCGGGAGACTGACAGCGTATTGTCACTATGCAAGTTAAGGTACAATGTAATATACCGTTAAGCGGCGCGGAGCGGGTCACTAAGCATTGAGGCCCGTGTTGAAGCGTTGTGGTATGTACATCCGGGCCTCAATGAGCATTAGGACTGGACACAACCCTACGCTCAGCGGCGAAAGAATTCTTTAGGAGATAAAGGTGCCAATTTTTGAATTCATGTGCGAACAACATGGCATGTTTGAGAAGGTTATGCCACGTACAGCCAAGCTTGCGCTTTGTGAAAGGGTGCTTACCGAAGAAATTCAGTGTGGCCAAGAGTGCCCTAAGGTGGAGTACAGCGTGCCAGCAAAGCGCAATCCGTCTCATGGGATACAACGATGACACAATACGACAAAGATACATACAAGCATGAGAATTTATTTGTTTACGGAATACTCAAGCGCGGGTTCCAGCTTGACCTTGAGAAGCATCAAGCACAGTTTATTGGACTTGCAGCCATAGAAGGCGCTAGTCTAAGACCCATTGGAGGTGGCGTGGGTTTGAGATTTGAGAAAGATGTTTCCCAGATAGCTTATGGGGAACTGTTCAGGGTGCCGACGTATCTTTGGCCGTGGCTGGATTACCTTGAAAACAATGGGTTTACCTATACGCGCAAGATGGTGGATGTGAATGTGTTCGCTGAGGATGCGAGCATTGTTGAAGGCGTAGTGCCAGCGTGGGTTTATGAACATACGTATCCGGGGATGGCTTATGCAAGCGCGATTCCGGGTGGATGCTTTGAGCAAGACCCGCCAAACATTTCGTTGAAGTCTGACAGGGATGATTACTTGTTTCCTGAATATGAGATTGGTGGTGATTTTGAGATGGGCGGTGAAGGATGAAAGCATACAAATTCACTTCAATGTCACGGTTTAAGCGTGACAAAGCAGCAGCAAATCGAAAGATGCTCAAGATTGTACAAGCTTATGCTCTTAAATGGGGCACGATTGCAGTTATGAAGATACTTGCCAAATATATTGACACAGTTTGGCCAGACCCGAAGTACTAGACCCACCTTATAATGGGTCTTAGCTGCACAAGTTTAAGTCCAACCAATAGGTTGGCAGAAGCCTGTAATGGGCATGGCGTGTGCGAGCGGCTGAATAATCTGCTCAAACGCCTAGCGGCAATAGGCGAAAGCCCGCTTTAGGGTGGCTAAGTAGCTGGCTAACTGACACCTTAGCGACGGTTAAGGGCGTCCGCGAATATAAACGGTCAGAGCCAATGTTGAGGGGAGGCTGTATGTTGGGTCAGCCTCTTCAACACTTTTCTTTAAGGAGAGAACATGAAAGAGATGGAAGTCGTCGCAGACATATCCGCGAATATGGGAGATAGACTTAAAGCGGCACTGGAACTAGTGTTCAAAGGTTGCGGCCTGTCTTTTCAATATACATTAACGGTGTATGTGATTGAAGGGGATAGATGCGTCAATGCCACATTGAGAACACTCCTGGAACCAAAGTTTGTAGCACAATTTAAGCTTTCACAAGCTCCAATGTGTGAAGCAATTTGTTGGTCACACAATATGTACGTTGAGAATGAGTTCCGTAAGAAGGGAATTGGGACTGAGCTTAACAATTTGAAGGTTAAGGCAGCATGTCTTGTTGGTTTTACAAGGTTGATGGCAACAGTTGATGAAGCCAATAAGGAGGAGATTTCTCTCCTGCTTAATAACGATTGGAAAGTTTTAGGGTCTTTTCCCGGTATTGAGCATCATGGCCACTTTGACCTTTGGGAAAGAATTCTTTAGGAGATAAAGTTGAAACAGCCCTTTGTTGTGTTAGGCTATTACAGTCCGCGTTATGATTCAGATTGGGACGCCAAGAGAATGGGTAAGCTATTTACTGATGAAACCTATTCAATTGGCTTCATGCCTCACTATGACCCGAAGCATGGGCCATTGGAAACAGTGGATTGGTTTAGTAAGGCTCTCCATGCTGAGATGCGGACGTATACCTTTGACACGAAGAAGGCCGAAGATTGGCACCAAGACGGAGACACAACTCAAGGTGCTGACATGAACTGCGGAATTGTCACTTGGGCTAGCAGTTCGCCCACCGAGATTCAGTACAAAGGCAAGATTTATCAGTCTGAACCGCGACAGTTGGTCTGGTTCGATAACAAATTAGTCCAGCACAGGCGTCCTATGGGGTGTAAACCTTATCGCTGGTTGTTCAGGCAGAGAGTCACGATGATAAATGCACCAGACATCATCAAGGGGTATCTATGAGTGTGCTCCAAGTCCCGCGCTGGCTAATTCGTAAGGCTCATGAGCGTGCAGGTGAGCGTTTGCCCAAGCGGATTCTCTTGGTTGAAGCCAAGACGAAAAAGGTAGTTGGTTTCCCTAACTATCACATTGCTGGTGACGTAAAGAAGCAAGGTGAAGGGTTCACCCAAAGACAAGAGATGGTCTTTGCCGATACGCTTCTCAAGTTTGAGAACTGGGAATACCGTTATTGGGCAGTTGAGTTTCTTGGTAACAAGCCAGCCTGTGCTGAGTGTAGATGCTGTGGTAGAGTTACTGGTGTCTGTGCGCCAAGAAAGACACACGCTGCTGAGAATAATTGCTATCGTAAGCTGACCAATGCTTATCAATTGCTACTTCGAGATATGAAGTGTGCGATTTGTGATGCCAAAACACTCAAGAAGTGTTGGGGTGTTCCAATGTGTAGTTCAGTTTGTGAGGAAGCGTGGATGCATGGAACTGCGCAACCAGACTCGCTCAATTTCGCTCTTAAGATTGGTTCAATGGCAACAGGGGAGCCAGTATAATGCAATTCGCTGATGAAAAAAGACGTTTGATGGAGTTAGTCATAAACCATAGAATCAGCAAAGATGAGTTTATGGAGTTTGCACACAAGCAAGGGATTGCTGCGCCAGATGACATACTTAAGCGATGGGGCAATAGATACTTTGGTGCGCCCAAATGTAAGCGAAGCGAGAATCCAAGGCATGTAAATCGCTTCAGTGTTGGCGCTGACCCAGAGTTTGTCTTTGCTCATCCGCAAAGTGGAACGCCTTATATTTATACAAAGAATTTGGGGCTTAATACGCTTAAAGCTTTTGGTGCTGACATGACAGGCCGCCAAGCAGAAATTCGTGCTTATCCAAGCAAAAGCGTGCTTGAGGTTGTTGCGTCTATCGTAGATTGCTTCCGGCATATGGTTGATGACAACCCAAAACTTTATAGCTATGCTTGGAAAGCGCCGGGATTCTGCGCGCCAGATGGATGCGGTGGACACATTCACTTTGGGAAACAGAAGAAAGATGCGATTAAACCAACACTTTCGAGTCTTGACCATTTAACGAAGCTTCTTGTTGCTACAAATGTGGTTGACAAACAAGGGTCACTCGCTCGACAAAGTGGCACAAATTACGGCAAGCCCGGAGATTATAGACTTCAACCACATGGCTTTGAATATCGTACCATGCCAACATGGTTAGACTCACCGTGGAGTGCGTTTCTTACAATAACTCTTGCCAAGCTTTGTACGTTCCATCAACTGAATGAGACTATGGCATCCAATCCTTTTACTGATGGTGCGAGTCGGCAGACAGTTGAGAATCTCTTACGAGCGTATGCCAATGTGGATGATGATGCTAGAATCGCGCTTGTGGGATTGTATCTACATGGAATGCCCATGTACAGCGGAGCGGATTTCAAGAAGGCGTGGGGGATTTCTACAAAGAAAGATGTTATAAAGCCAGCTATTGCAAAGGGACGTAGATATTATCCGCCTGTCATTGCGCCGACAGAAGATACTTGCGATGAATTGTTCCAATATCTTACGGAAGGAACTCCGTTGGAATTCTATTTTCCTAAGCCAACGTGGAGTCCGTATCATTTAGCTGCGGACGTGTTCCCTATTGAGATTCCACCACATGTTCCGGGGCTGCCAGAGGTTGCAGCGGGCTTGCTTTCAAAGGGGATTGAAGTTACGTTCGCAAGTTCGTCGGCGGGTATCGTACTTCCTGACAAATATGAATTTAATGGCTTTAACGTGCGCGCTCAGTTTGAAAAGCTTTTCAGCGGTAAGAAACTACACTTCCTTCAAACACATGACACTGAAAGAATAACAATCTATATTCCGCCCGATATTGCGAAGAACTATGTAGTTGACCGGGGTATCGTAGCAAAGTGGAAAACTTTCTTGTGCAAATCAGGACTCTTTCCAATTACTTCGTATGAAAAGATTGCTGACATCCAACCTTCTGAGTACCTCAAGGTTAAAAAAAAGTCAGAAGAGAAGCTAATCGGAACCATGCTTGGTGAGTTTGGGAGTCAAGAGGCACCGAAGCCAGACGATATTGTTAAGAAGCACAAAAAGAAAGCAATTGAGGTGAATGGGAATGTTGCTTTTTGATGGTGTGTACCAACTGTCATAGAACGGAAACTGCACTAAGTGAACAGTGGACACGTTTAACTGCTCAAAAAGAGCTTGGAGGGTAGCTATATTTGCGGCATAGGCGGAGTGATTAGGTACAAAGACGAACCTATCACAGAGGAAATGATTGCTCACTTGCTTAACGGCAATGAGCATCGCGGTAATGATGCCTCTGGAGTGGTGCTGTCTCAAGTTGATGGCAAGCTGAATGTTTTAAAAATCAATACGCCAGCCTGTCAATTCATCGGCACTAAAGAGTATGAGAACTTCATTGAGAAGTATTTGAAGAAAGACACTTGGGGAGCCTTGGTTCATACGCGCTATGCAACCAAGGGTTCACCGAAGGACAACAACAATAACCATCCGTTGTTCGCTGGTAAGAGTGCTGTCATTCACAATGGTACTTTGAGCAATGACGACTCACTTTTCTCTAGTCTGAACTTGACAAGAGTGGGTGAAGTTGACTCAGACATTCTTCGAGCCATTATTGACAGCACGGGTATCAATGAGAAGGCTATTAAGACTTTGAATAAGGTGTCTGGGAGTTGTTCTGGGGCAGCGTTTGATAGTCGCCAGCCCAAAAAAATGCTCTTGTTTCGGTCAGGCTCGCCAATGATATTGGGTTCCACAGAGAATTTCTTCTCATTCTCTTCAGAGCGTGGAGCGGTTTACAAGTCCATGAAGCCGTATATTAAGAGGTTTGGTGTATGGTTTCAGCTTGAAAAGTCTCACGCAGCTCTCGCACCAATGGCTGATAACACGGCTTGGATTATGGGGCCGGGTGGTCATGAAGCGCACTACGAATTCAAGACCATGACGGGAAATTATCACGAACCTATTCGTATGACGTACCAAGGATATGAAGATAGACAAAAGAAGTGGGATTCTGATGTACGCAATAAAGTTCGCACCAAGGGCAATGTCAAGGTTGATACAGATTTAGCAGCGTGTCCCAATTGCTTCAAGGAATGGCGTATTCCGAAGGGAGAAGTTGCGGGAAATTTTTCTTGCAATAAGGATGAAGGTGGTTGCGGGACACTTTTGGTTTCGATTGACCGTCGGGAGGCATACAAAGGAAAAGGGGTGAACTAGCATGAAAAAGATTTACATTCGTGGTGGTGCAAAGGAAGAATCCGGGGTCAAGGTGATGCAAACACACCTTGAGGAATATGGACATAAGGTAGTCCGGTCAAAGCAGGAAGATTACGATTGCATCCTGTGTTGGGGCTGCTCAACCCGTGATGCGTATGTCAAAAATGTCCCGGCTCTCAATGCTAACGTCAATATTTTCAACAAGTTCGAGGCTATGCTCCTGTTTGACGAAGCGGGATTGAAGATTCCCAAGCTCATTAGTCCAGCCGTCGCCTTGATGAGCCACAAGCTTTTCGAGCTGTCGAAGCCTTGGTTCGCACGGAACTTCCACCACGAAAAGGGTCTTGACATAGAGTTGTGCGAAAAGTTTTCGCAAGTGCAAACGATTGTTGAGGAAGGTAAGAAAGAATTCTTCTCTGTTTATGTACCACACACGATGGAATTACGGTTGTGGGTTTACAAGGAAAAAGTGTTCGCGGCTTATGAGAAGAAGTACAAGAATCCAAGCGTCATGAATTTCAAGACAATGGAATACCGTTCTGAAAAGCGGGACGACCTTTTGATGATGTCCCAAATGTGTTTTCAAGCGGTTAAGGCTGTCAAGACTTTGAAAATGGACTTTGGGGCTGTCGATGTACTGGTACACCCTACGAATGGGACATATATCCTTGAAGTCAATTCCATGCCAGACATCTCCAGTCTGGAACGTGTCAGCGGGATTCGTTTGGCAAAAAGTGTCCATGATTGGGCTGAGGCTCTATAGATGCCAAGCAAGGTTCGGTATGTCTTAAGTCATAACGGTGAGATTTATTCGGGTTCAGCCGCCATAGCCCGGATGTGTCATCTCGTTAACAAGAATCTTTTTAACATCGCATTACCATTTGACTGGCTTTCGGTCAAGACTGTTAAAAAGATTACTTTCTTGGCGAAGTTTTTGCCACCCAAAACAAACTTGTATATTCTCAGGGTTCCGAAATGGACAAGGCGGAACAAGTCTAAGTATCATAAGTTGTTACAAGGAAAGTATGGAGTCGGGCTAGGCAATGTTGCTCCTGTTCAGGCTAACCCCCTTCAAGCGGGGTTTCAAGTTGCAGTACCGGGTGCAGTATATCCCATCCCAAACGCGAATGCTCAAAATGAAATATTTCCACCAATTATCTTTGAAGAGGAGGAAGGATAGATATGGCTGCACCATTTATCTTTGATAGTCAACACATGAATTGTGTTCACTTTCCTGACCTTGCTGAAATTAGGGCTGGCTATATAACTGGGTCAGAAGATTTGGATAGCGTCCCGACAGAGTTTATGTTCACTACTACTGGGACATTCGCTGGGTCGTCAACAATAGCTAATCTGCATAAGCTAGGTCTTGAAGAAGTTGGTGCTGGAAAGAACTGGCACTGGATTCACCATCAAGAGTGGACGAACCCAATACGCTTGTTTTTTAAGCGCGTGCATCCTGATGCCAAGCCATTCCCAAAGCCTGACCCAAGACACTTCTCAGCGGCACATGAGAATATATCTCCATACCACAATTCTGAAGTGAAGAACCTTCAATTGAATGGTTGTGGATTGAAGGTTGGAGATTGTCAGTTGAAACGGCGTTCGTTCTATAGGTACTTTTGTCTAATGAGAATGCCTGTTAAGCCATCCAAGCGCCAGTTGCGATGGTTAAAGTACGCCAATTATAGGCGTATTGCTGTAGGAAACTTAGCAAGCTTCTGGGTGAATGGGTGGGAGAATGGGGCGGACTGGAGCATAACTAAGGAGAAGCATTTCTGGCTGAAGCGCGGTATTCCTTGGGAAGAGAAGTCTGACTTCACATATTACTTCCGGCATAAAAATGAAAAGAAGCAGTACAAGAATGGTTTGCGCGTGGCAATGCGTGATGCGATTCTTTCGGGGAAGATTAAGGAACCATTCTCCAATTACAATCTTAATGGTAAAGTAACATCAAAAATGTATTCCTGCAACGAATAGAGGTGATGTCATCGACATAGACAATAGTAGGGCCAATGCTTTTATGACTTGTCCGTATCTTTATCAAGAGAAGTATGAGAAGGAAGGAACAGGTCTTGAGAAGATAAGCAAGTCTGAGATTTACACACCTTTGCAGTTTGGTGCAAGGGAGCACGAATTGCTTGAGGAGCACTATCTCAAGGAGTGTATCAATTGGCGGTATCCACCTAGCGGCATAGACCCATTAGAGGTGGAGGCTGTCGAGATGATTAACCTATACAAAGCTCACTATCCGGCTGAAGAGTTTGAGGTTGTGGATGTCGAGCATGTGTTTAGGTTGCCCATCCCTAACTCGCATCACTTCGCCATTGGGAAGATTGACTTAACTGTGCGCTCACATATCACTGAACATTTGGATATCATTGACCATAAGACACAGAACAGGTCATCCAAGAGTAATCAGCCGCAGAAGTGGGCTGCAAGAGCACAAGCGAGTTTGTATCTTTGGGCTGAGAGACAGCTTAGGCCCAACGAACAGATTGACAATTTCTATGTGAATATCCTTGTGCGTCAGAGTCCGGCTGGAGAGAAGCCGCCATACTTTCCTGACCGTCAGAAGCTTGAGCGGACGCAGGAGCAAATTGATAAGGCGTTATTAGACTTAGCTACTATCGCAGATACGATTGAGTTGTATCGCCAAAAGTTTGGAGACAAGCCTTGGCCATCTTCCACGGAGCAATGCTATACATGGGGTGAGTGTGAGTTTTATCTTCCCCACACTTATGGATGGTCAGATGAGATTCGGAAAACGAAGTTTAAGCCACGGGAAGAATACCTTCAGATTAAGGGTATAGGGGAGATTGGATAATGGTAGTTTACAACGAACCCAAGATGGCTAAGTTTGAAGGCAACAATGACCAGACAACCGTTGTGACTCCTGAGTTTGGTTCCTTTTACGCTGAGAGGAATTGCCCGCAATGTGGCAAGCATCTCGATAAGGGTGCGCCGGATGTGAAGATTGTCTGTATGTGTGGGTGGGTGTGGAGTTGAAAGAAACACCCAAATCAATCGTGCAACTTTTAGCTACATTGGAAAAAGAGCTTAGAGAGGCACGACAACTTATTCTGGAAATGTCAGTACATCCATCTTGCCCTAAGTGTGGCACGCAACGTCTAAGATGTGAACATGGACATGCGTGGGATATTATTTGAAGGGGATTAAAGGACTTCTAATGAAGCACGACTTTGGCCGAATCTTTTGCATCTTGATGTTCATTCTTGACGTGCTGGCGGCAGGAGCCTTTGCTTATCAAGGTGAATATCGCAAGGCGATTTACTGGTTTGCCGCAGGCGTTATCGCTGCGACGTTTATATAGGAGATACAGAATATGTATGACTACCGCGTGGAACTTCAAGCGATGGAAGATGCGTGCCATCATCCAGAAAAGCATACTCCAGCTCATTCTCACGGACCTGAGTGCTGGCTTATACATGAAATGCTAGAACAAAAAATTCGAGCTATTAGGGCCACTAAAAGAATGTTGGAGACGCTGCTTATACGCAACATTCCGGCCCAAATAAGTGCCGATGAAACTACTATTACAATATCAGGCTATGCATTAATTGCTACCGAGCACGAACCGAGTTACTAGGGGAATTTAGTATATAATTCCCGTTTATTAGACACGCAATTCGGATGCCGCCGCGCCATATATATTGATGCGAACGCGGCAAAGGAGGGTGGGATAAGTGTTTCTACGAAGGCTAGCTATACTAATTTTGGCTGGAGCAACTGTCTTAGGCGCTCAGGATGCGATGTGTCCACTTAAGCCTGATACTGTCTACCTGAGTTTTCTATACAACGCTTACAACGATGTCTATTTTAATGGTAATCTGCCAAGGAATATCGTGGTTGATTGGGACCCTATGCTTATCCCTCAACATAACATGGGGCTTACTGAGTGCCCAGACGATAAGGTTGCGTCAGATGGCTGCAAGATTACACTATCCCCTGACCAGCAGCGTTGGTCACGAGTGTGGATGATGACCTTGTTGCATGAGGAATGCCACGTAGCTACGTGGGGTAAAGAGAAAGATGCACACGGAAAACAATTTCATCAGTGTATGCGTAGATTAGCTAATGAAGGAGCGTTTGACGAATTGTGGTAACCCACCTAAGGAGAAAGTAATTGCCTACCATCCAGTGCAGTATGTCTAAATGTCCCACCAAGTTAACCGTCTCGGAGCCTCTCCATCCTGAAGCGACCTATTTTTGCAGCCATCATGTCGCCCGTAAAGCTGGTAGGAAAGGTGCTCTACCTGAACGCTGTGATATTTGTGAAGCTCGCGGCTGCACACCAAACAATCATTCCAAAGCAGAACTCGAACTGAAAAACTTTTGCCGTGGTACAGTCAGGATGTTATCAAAGTCTGAGCGTGCAGCATGGGATGAGAACTGGGAGACTGTGTTCAACACTGGCAAAGCCACGAGCGAATCAGAAGTCGTTGACCAGCTTGGTTTCGACGATGGCTCTACCGGAGACTTCAATGCAGACGTTGAATGAGCTTGCCCAAGCATATCTAGCCAATCCTAGCCCAATCACCGAGGACCCATTTGCGGTGGATTTATTGGACTTCTGTGGCCGGACGGTCAACAAATACTTCCGCTCAGCCCGCAAGTTCAAGTACTTTGAGGACTGCGTACCTGAGTCTTTCATCAAAATCCGAAAGTACATGAACTCCTTTGATTCCAACAAATCGGAGTTTACCACTTGGGCAACAATGATTATCCGGCAGGTGTGTATTGATGCGGTAGACACTCATGTGCGGCATAAAGAGCTGGAACTTTCTTCCGCCAGTGATATAGAGGCTACGCATAAGGTATCGCTCATTGATAAGATTGACCTTAAGAAGCGAATTGCAAAACTTGACCAAGGGGATAGGGACTTGATATTCATGTTCCTTGAGGGATACAATGAGATAGAGATGGCTAAGCTAACTTGCATATCTCAATCATCCCTACATCGCCGCCTGCAAACTATTTTCAAGAAAATGCAAAATTAGTGAATAAAATCCTGTGAAATCCGTATAAGAAGTGTAGCGCATTTCGCTTGGGCTACATAAGCGCCACTTCTTAGGGGGTAGCAAAATAGTAAACATGCCTGATGCTTTCAAAGTTGTGGTTCACTGTGGCGAACCCGCTGAGTTAAGGTGGAATAGTGGTGACCCTTTCTGGGTCTGTGCTAAGTGTCGTAAGATGCTTAGGCGTGGAACCAAGTTAAAACTCGCAGAAATATCAAAATTACATGCATAATTTTCCCGCCCCACCGTATAAGAAGTATGGACACAAGAACTCCGGCTCGACGGCGCTTGATTGCGCGTACACGGAGCCTTCGGGCAAGAACAAACTCGATACCTTCTAGGTAGCCTTAGGTATCCTCTGTGAATACAAGCACATACTTGTATGCTACCCTTGCCCAACTTTTCGTAGTTCATCCCACCTATAGAGGGGTCCTCACCTTGAAATCATTCGTTCCGGGCACCATGAGTGGTCGGTATCTTGCTGAATTGAAAAGACTTCAAGACCAATTTCTTGGTAGTATAACTGAGTCTCCCGACGAAACAAAGTACAGACAAACCTGTTACGACAACTGGCTTAAATCAACCTACAAAACAGAGGGTAAATGACGCTTGTTATAAAAAATACCCGTGACCTTGTTTCCCCTAAAGAATTGAAACTAAAGGTCTTAGTGTTCGGTCAACCCGGCACTGGTAAGACGACCTTCATGTCTACCTTTCCTAATATCCTTGCAGGTGTATGTGAGACTGGCCACGGTAAGGGAATGATGTCTGTGGCGTCTAAGGCGTTTGACTACATCGAACTCGATTCCTATTCAGACTTTGACTCGTTCTGTTCTGGGACAGTCGGGAAAGAAAAAGAGTCTTACGGACTCGACAGCCTATCAGAGATGGTTAAGACGTTTATCAAAGAAAAGGCGCTCTCTCTCCCACGCCAAAAGGGTGAAAGCCAGAAGAGAGTCCTTGGAGTTCCTGAGATTGATGACTACGGCGTCATGGGAGAACTTACTCGTAAGCTTCTCCGAAAGCTCCTCAACCAAGACAAACACATCGTTGTTACAAGTGGACTGAGAATTGATAAGCCTGACCCGGAGAATGGTCAAGGCGAAATGTTAATCGGGCCTGACCTTGCGGGAAGTATGTTCCTTGGCTCTACTGCAATGTTTGACATGGTTCTGATGGCTAGGACTCGTAGTATATTGGCTGACCCT